GGCGGTGACAATCGAGTCCCATGTCCCGATAGCCCAATCCTTAATTGTCTGCCAAGTATCGGTCGCCCAACCCGTGATCGAGCCCCATAGATCCAGGAAGAATTGTTTGATCGGCTCCCAATTCTCAACGATCACGCCCACGATAGCGATAAACGCGGCAATTGCTACCATGATGAGCGTAATCGGGTTTGCGCTCATGGCCAGTGCAATAGCAGCGCCCACCGCAATGATCGAACCAATCATTATCTGCACCCAAGTAGGTGAACTGGTGAACCAATCAATCAGGGTCTTTAATCCGCTAAGCATGTAGGTCCCAAGCGTCATGCCAAAGTCTTTCAGCTTATTGACCAGCGGCCCCAGTTTTTCTTGGAACCGTTCTTCGTTCGCTGCCGCTGCATCCTCGAATGCGGTCTTATTGGCCAGAAGTGAGGTTGTCATTTCCTCGATGGAAACTTTGCCTTCGCGCAAGGCCGCAGCCATCTTTGCGCCACCGCGAGCGCCAAAGGTATCAACTGCCATAGAAGCGGCGGTAAAGTCATCTGGAGCGTCCTTGATTTGTTGCATGATCTCGTAGAGTTGTTCAGGGCTTTCGATTTTCTGCAAAGCGGTATTCAAGCCCATGGTAATTTCGGAAGCGTCGAAACCGGCCTTGGCCATCATGCCGATGAATCCCGTGGCCTCTTTTACCCCCAAACCTAAAGCTTTCATCTGCGGTGCTATGGCGTTGAGGTTTCCCAGGAGGTCATCTATCGACATATTGGTTTCCTGCCGGAGAGTGGTCGCCATATCGAAAAGTTCATTCTTGGTTTCCCAGGAGGTATCGCCAAATTTTTTCATCACCTGTTCCAGGGTTTCGACGGTTGCGGGTGTGGCCTTGAACACATCCATAAACGATTCCCAGGTCAGCATTTGAGAATCTACCTGGTCGGTAGTCAGGTTCATCTTGTTGACCAGGACTTCGATCAGCCCAGCGGATTCCTGCAAGGTGAGATCGGTGGAGGTATTCAGTTTGCGGATCAGGGCAAGGTAAGTGTCCAGTTCCTTTCCCATTTTGCCGGTATTCATGGCGAAGTCCGCTTGCACAGTGTCCCATGCCTTACCGAGGTCAAGGATCTCTTTGCCGAGCGCCACCACAGAAATTGTGCCAAGTGCGGAACCTATGCCTTTAGTAAACGATTTAAGTTTGCTGGTCATGGTATTGGCCGCGCCGGCTACGGTCTTTTCAGCCCGATCCATGGAGGCTTTCAGTTCCTTCTCCATGACTTCGATCCGGATAAACAAATTTGCGATTTCGGCATCGCCAGGCATCAATTCCCCTTCCTGCGCAAATCCTGGCCGCCCATCGCGGCGGTCAGCATTTCAGCAATAAAAAGCATTTCCTTGACCGTTTGTTTCTTCTTGGGTTTCCGTTCTGGTGTGAGCATGAAGTCCTCGAAAGATTTTTTTTCCTTTGCCCAACAATTCCACATCACGAAAGAAATTAGCGCTGCCCGGCGATCCCCATGTCGGCGCTCATCAAGATAACGCTCAAACATGAGATCAAACTCCAACGGGGTCAATTGCCAGAATTCTTCCTCGCTTAGTCGGAGGAGATGCCGTCCACTTGACCAGACTTCTCCCCAAGTAAAGGGTCTGCATCCTTCGATGCCTCCCCTTCCCCGTGCGGGGTGCTGATGTCGATCAATTCCTTGATCTTTGCGCTTATTTCCTCGATATTCCCCGGATATAACCAGGATCTGACTTCCTCGATTGGGTGATTACTTTCCGTCATAAGACAACCCTGAATCACAATCGGCAAAATATGGAACATCTCTGGGGTGGAAAGATTCTTCATTCCTAAAAGGAAATCGATCTTCGCATTTTCCTTAATCCAATAGATCGCGTTGAAATCAAACCGGAGATGGCGAACCTTCCCGCCCAATTCAATCGTTACCGAAGGTACAATATTCGGCATTATACTAACGTCGGCTTTCCGGAAATCTTCAGCGTACAGGAGGCATTCAAAGAATCCGCCACAGCCGCAGCCGGTGGAAACTTGGTGATGAAGGCAGAGAACCCCCAGGTAGTACCTATTGCAGGAAGGACGGGATCGGACCAAATAACCTTGAACCCGCGCAGCGTCTTGTCCGTCATGTCATGGATCAAGCCAACGACGTAATCGTGAGTATCCTCGGTCGGGATAAAGGAAATATCAAACGTCACTTCCCCCGCATCGAGAGCTCCCGCAATACATTCTTTCCACTTGTCCGTTGATCCATGGCTGGTGGCATCGATTGTATCCACGGAAAGAGAAGGTCCGCTGATATTCTTTACCTCAGCAATAGTTACATAACCACCTCCGCCCTTATCAATCTGTAGGAATGTGCCAAACGCAGCCATCCCATCTGTGAGAACTACCATATATCACTCCTCTCCCTCGGCCTTACGCCAAGGCGGTGTATTTGCCGGTGATTTTCAGCGTGACTGCCGCACTCAATTTATCGGCCACTGGGGCGCTAGGGGTGAACTTGGTAACGAAAGCATTAAAGGTCCACTCGGTAGCTCCAACATCGGACCAATGGATTCCGAATGCCGCCACCACTCGGCTCACCAAAATACCGATCAAACCCGTTGCAGCAGTGTTTTTGTGAGTTGCCGTGGTGGGAATATAGGAGATGTCAAATGTCACTTCGCCCATATCCAGCAGGGTAGCGCAATATTCTTTCCACGCCTCTGTGCTGGAATGATTCGTGACATCCACGGTCTCCAGTGTCAGCGAAGGCCCAGAGATATTCGTGACCTCCACAATGTCCGTAGCCCCAATCTGTAATTTGCAGCCAATCGCTGCAATTGCGCCTGTTACCATTTCTTACTCCTTTCGCGCCCGCCTATGGCAGCCGCAATATTGCAAATTTTAGATTTGCGTTGTCGCCTTCGAGATAAACAAAGCCATCCGTTTGGAGGAATCCGGTGATCGGCACAATGAAGAATGTCATAAAGGTGGAGATCGCCACGATTTGCGTTATGTCGCCCGTGCGGTTGTACGGATCCGCCACGGATGTAATGATCACCGTGTGCGTAGCGCCCGCATCCGCATTTTGCACTAGGACAATCTCCCGTCCGGTCCCTACAAATTGGTTTTTGAGTGCCACGTCTGCCGCCGTCCATACAATCGCCACGGCTGCTGTGGCATAAGCTGCCGGTACTGCAATCGGTGTGAGTGTTACTCTAGCCATGTTCTATCCTTCCTATGCCTCAGCAACCCAAAAATGGAAGTCCACAATGATGCGGAAATCCTTTGATATGGGATCGTAATCGTCTAGTTCGTTTACACAGAACGACGCCCGAATTACGCCATATTTCCGTCCGCTCAGACAATCCCGCAGCTGCGCGGCCAGTGCCTTCGCGCCCGCGTAAGTATGTGCCCGGCAGGAGAATTGATAGCGGGTAAAGGTCAAGTTCTGATCGCCGGAATGGGAATAACTGCGCGGCCCGCTGATCTTCTGATAGACGATCGCCGGAAGAGTGGGATTCTGCGGCATCAACATCGGGTAGATCCGCGTTACCACCAATGCCGCCATCCCCGGATGATTCTGCAATGTCTGAACAATCTCGGTTTCTAAGCTCATTTTTTCAGCACTTTCTTCACCGCTGCCAGGATTTGTCCTCTCGATTCATCCATCGCCGGGCGCATAAAAGGTTGGGCCGGTCTCGCCCGCGGTCCTGATTGAACCCCCAATTCAACCCAGCGGCCATAGAAAACAGATGTGCCGGGGCCAACCTTCACCGATATTCCGGACTCAGTTTTCTCCGGCTCTATCACAATTCCCCGCGATAGTGCACCGGTCCGTTTGGGCGCTCGTTCGCTCATAGCAGAAACAAGGACCTTACCAGCGGCTTCCGCGGCCTCGGCAAACTTACCGACCATTTCTTCCGCGGTCGGCTTGAACTTATTTAGGGCCATCCAGACTGCCTGGCTCATGCTGGGATTTCCTTGCACAACATGATCAACTCTCGATTGCGTTCGTTTTCATTAACGATGGAAAGGATCTCGAATATCCGCGTTCCCAACAGAAATCGCATTCTGCTGTTGGTCAACGTCCGGTAGCGAATTCGCACCTTATGAGTTATCTCGGCGTTGACTTGCTGCGCTTGATAGAATTCCCGCCCGGTCAATGGCTCTACCGCCCCCCAAAGAGTGACAACTGTTGACCATGTTTCAATCGGTTCGCCGTAAGC